TCCGCATACTTCTTCACCACAAGCGTAGTGAGGGGCGTTCTCGTAATTGCTGTTGCCACGTCTATCTCCTCCTCCTCGAACCGAATATAGTATTTCCAAACCGTGTCTGCCCTGTCTGGTTATCTCTCAACCCAACCACAAACACACTAAAATCCTGTTTAGCATTCCCCATAAACACGTCCAACTCTTTCATCAACAGTTCTTCCTGCCTCTGCTGTATCCTCTTCTCCACATCCTGCGCCATCTGCTCAACCCAGTACGCAACAGCCCCAGCCAGCGCTTCAATCCTGTCGTCATGCTGTAGACTGCCCCGTTCTTTCGTGAGCCTAGACATCTGGTAGAACAACTGATACTTCAATGCCTGCTCAGGAGGAAGATGCTTGGTGGACTCGTAGTCCTTCTCAATGACAGACCTGTCGATAATCAGCCTGTGCTGGTTCATAACAGGCTCCAACGTGTCAATAATCCTTAACTCCTTCTGCCCTGTGCTCCGCTTGTCGTCCTCCACCGTACACGGATATATCCGATGAAGCACAGGTTGGAACAGCTTAGTGAACATACCATCCCCGAAGTTAGGCTCTATCCGTATCCAATTGACATTGTGCTGCTTCGCCAGCTTCGCCAACGCCTCAAGCGTCGCATCATCATACCCGCCAATAAAGCCGCCACAGGCAACACACCACAGATAACCGTTCAGCATCTTCACGATGCCGTACCCTGTTTCGTCCTTACCCCGTCCAGAAGGGTCTATAAACATCACAGTCCCTTGGTACGGTATCATATCCTCCTTCTCCACCCAGAACGGTCTGTGGAACCTGTCACCATTAAATCCGACATTGGGCAGGTCATGAATGACAAGGTCAGGATCAGCGGCCCATGTAACTTTCTGGGGAGCCACATCTGGGTTCAGCGACATCACGATAAGGTCTCTCAACTTGAGGGGGTATCTGTCAGCGTCCGACAAGCTGGTGTCGAGCATGAACTGCAAGGCAAATGTCGAACGTCCTAGACTCGCTTCCCTCTCCTGCAACTCTATTTCATTGAACCTCTTAGGGTCTGTGGGCTTCCCGACAACGTCTGGAGTCTTCTTCAACTGCGCCAGTATCTTCGGAGCCAGCCTATCACCATACGACATTATCAGCTTCTCGTCTGGAAACCTCGCAGGCCATACCCGGATGTCGTAACCCCGCTCTGGCAGGGCGTTGTACAGGCTTTGCTCCGTCTGAGGCGTTCCCAGATACGTTATCGTCCCGCCCGGTTTGAGGATGCTGTCGAATTCCTTAACCGCTTCAGCCAGCTTGTCCCTCATGGCCTGTGTCTGGGAGTTGTTGGGAACCTCTATATCGTCGCCTATGATCTCGTCGGCCCGTCCTCCGGTTAGCTGCCCGAAGATGCCGACGCTCTTGACCGATGGAGCATGGTCAGGCTCTGCATAAGACACGTCGAAAGCTACTTTGGACTGTCTTTGATCATCCCTAGGGTACAAACAACGAAGAACAGGCATTTCACTTATCAAACGCAGCGTGAATGTCGAGAAATCATCAGCCCGTGCTTTACTAGCCGACACCACCAAGAAATTCAACTGTGGGTTCATACGCAGTCTCCACGTTACATACGCAGAGGTTATCCACGATTTACCAACACCCCGGAACGCTTCTATAATCTTCCTCCGAGGCCCATGCTGAAGGAAATCAGCGATGTCATACTGTACCCATGTCGGCTCCGATATGTTCAAATACTGCCAGCACATATACAGATACGCTTTGAAATCCTTCAGCTTGTCGGGCATCGGGGGCAGACGATTACTGGAACTCATTCCTCCTCTCCAAAGGAGCTTATACCAACATGCGTCGGTATGCTGTCAATGATGTCCCGTATTTCTGGATTGTCTTCACCGCTACAATCAATTCCGTTATCTTTCAAAAACTGTCGTGCGACGTTCAGCAAGCCTGCGGATGTTTCACCACTCGTCAGAAGCTGCTTGAGCGTTTTGGCAAGCGTACTGTGAAGACCCGCCAGTTCTGATTCAGACGCTCTTTTTGTCATGATTTGTTATCCTCTCTATCAGCTTCTCTTTCAACACACGGAGTATGTCGTTGGCAGAGTATCCCGAAATGGCTATAGCAACCTTTGATACATGCTCATTCACGCCATATCCGCACATGAGTGTTGACATTACGTACCCCACAAAGCCTGCTGTGATTATGCCGATAAAGAACCAGCGCCAAGAGAACTGTTTGTCCTTTGAATTCAGCATGTTTACAGCACCTCCAAACATAGCCAGCAAGATCGCAGGGAGGCTTTCGTTTATGAACTCGCAGACAGTCTTGAAGAAGGTTATCTCCTCTTTCAACCTGTCACCTCTAGTTTCCGACAGCGATAGCCAACCCCACACCAACCAGAAGGCCGATGAAGATACCTTTGGATTCAGCTTTCGCAGTCTGAATTTTTATCTGTTTCTCAAACTGTTTAGGCAGCTCTTCGATCTTCTTTTGATTCTCTGCGAGAACAACACTAACCACCCTGATCTCATCCTCAACAGCCTTCAACTTGTCGTCCTGTATTTCGATAGTGGCCTTCTGTATTTCCAGCTTCTCAACTGTCTTCTTCAAGGTCGAAATATCGCCTACAGCCATAGGCTCAGGAAGGACGTATCCTTTAGGCTGGAGAACCCACGAAGCGTCACTCCGATATGAGGCGATTGAGCCTATCGACAAGAGCGCTATCAGGAAGGCTGTCAAGAGTTTCTTTGATGTTTTTCTCACGATACGTTACCTCCTTCCTGACATCGGAGCGAATGTCAGTAAGAATGTCGAGTCGGGTTTTGACGGTGTCCAGCTCGTTCAGAACTGTTTCAACCTGTACGGACGTATCAGGGGCCTTCAGCGCCCAAATTAAAAGCGCCCACCCTGTTATCAGGATGAGCGCTATAAACGCTACGGCCCATTTGTCTTCGTTTCGCATGGGCTAGTCCTTTACAACCACGTCCAGCCAGCAGTCGTCTCCTCCTGACATCCACCCGTGAGGGAAGGAGTCAGCTTCTTTGATGAAGTTGAAACCGTTGATGAGTGTGTTCATGGCTATGGAAGGAGCGGCTGCGTAGGCATCGTTTGCTTCGACGGTCATGGCAGAGAAATCAATGACTAGATCGCTAAGGAACTCCGTGTAGTTTTCAGCTACAGTCACATCGCCCAAAGCCTGTATCGCAGCTTGTATCTCAGCTGCAGTATTCTTGCTGGCTGTCTGATTCGCCAGCTTGATGTCGAGAAGGGCGTAGACAACGCCTTCTTCAGTTTCAACACCGACAGCACTCACGGCAAGGGTGTCGGCCTCGTTCACGGAGACGGTGAGGGCTATTCTGGACTGATAATCTCCTCCCCTGCCTGCTGTGAAGGTGAGAATCTTTTCGACAGGTACCTCATCTTCAGATACCTCGGTCACAACAGCTATGGAGGCTTTCTCAAACGTGGCTGGAGCAGCTGTGTATTCCTCACTCCCTGTTACAGTAAGAGCAGAAACGTCAAGACCATTCTTGAGTGTCCCGGGGGCTTCGGTCGTCCCAAGCGCACGGATGGCTGCCTGTATCGCAGCTGCCGTGTTCTTGCTCGCCGTGGTGTCAGCAAGCCGGATACGGATGAACTCCCCAATAGGGTTGTCCACAACAAGGGTATCAGCGTTGTTGAGGGTTACGCCAATGACGGTCTTGTTTGCCAGCGTTCCCCCGACTCCAGATGTGATGGTGAGTTTTCTGTCGTCTCCGAAATCGAGGACGGCAGAGGCTGCTGTTCCAAACTGGGCTACGGGAAGGGCAGCAGTTCCCGACAGGATTTTACACGTTTCAGCACAGCCGAGGATGTCGGAGAGGTTGTAGAAACTGCCCGCCGTGGGGGAAAGGGTTACGGCTGTTCCTGTGGAGTCGTTCAGCGGCTTAGTTTCTCCCCCTGAGACACCGGCTTCAAATCCTATGTCAGCAGCTGTCCAGTTGTCTGGAACGAGCAGGCCGACATATTTTCCGTACTTCAGCGAGAATGTGTCCGACAGGCTTTCACCTGCCTTTATGCGTACTTTAAGGCTCATGGGATCACCTACCTATTCCCAGACTATGCGATCAAGGGCTTCAATTGTCTCTGCGGCCCTTATCTGCTGTTCAATGGTTTTGACCAATTCTTCAAGGGCATAAGCTGCTTCAAACTGTTCTATGAGTATGGTCTTCCCATCAGCTATGAAGACTGTTCCTGTGTGTTCCGTACCGTCCGCTTCAATTAACTTCACGACAGCGGGGAGTCCCTTCAGTTCGGAATACCGGATGGCTCCGTCTACAAGGAAGCAATCCTGCGAACCATATTTCATCCGCAGACCCACGCTGGTCATAACACCCTTACGCTGTTCCTCCTCCGCATACATCTGCAGCTGGAGCAGTTTAAGCCTTTGTCTTTCCGCTAAAGGCGGAGAAAAGACGGCATCTCTGTAAATCCAGCCAACTTCGATGTCCGGCCTGCCTGTGATTTCGACAGTATCGGGGGAGATTACTCCTGTGTTGCTCTCGTAGATCATGGTAACTACGTCGTGTTTTATTTAAGCGAAGCGCATATAAATAGTCACCACCGAAGACTGTCACCTGTAGCCCTCCAGTTGTCGTACCGACTGCGGCCTTCAATGCCGAGCCAGCGGGAAGGACGATATAGAGCGGGATAATGTACTCATCAAGGGCCTCTGTTTCAGACGCTTCAACAGCAGCGATGGTTTGTTCAGTAACGATGTTGTTCAAATTCGTCCCTGTGATGAAGAAGCGCACAACGGTCTGGACAGCGGTGGCAATCGGTTTGCAGATCGCCTTGTCCACCCTCGTCCCGTTCGGGCCTGCGGTCAGGAGAAGGGCTGCTGTCGCTCCATCCTTTCCCGTGGCTGCCGTTGTTAGGGTTGTACACCCGCAGACCGGAGTAAGCGGGAAAATCGGATTTGTGTTTGCTGGCATTTATTTAGCCTCCTTAAAAATTGTACTGATCGAGGGTGACACAGCCTGCGCCGCCTGCGCCGCCGGGGCTACTACCAGTCCCCCCTGCGCCACCATTAGCAACAATGGTTCCGTTATTAGTGAGGGAATTATAGAATATATTTATTGAGCCACCACCCGAACCACCCCCGCCAGCCTGTGATGCATTTCCGCCAGCGGCACCGTTTGAAAGGATCGCACCGTTTACCACAACAGCTCCTGTACAAACGATAATAAGCAAACCGCCCGTACCTGTCCCGCCACTTTGAGCCGCACCACCCGTCACGCCAGGCAATCCCCCAGGGTTACCTGCGCCACCAGCCCCATAACTTGAATGATTCGATGCACCGTTGCCGCCGCTTCCTCCGTAATTACTGCCGTCACCACCGATTGAACTGTTAGATCCACCTCCGCCAGTACCGCCAGAATAACACGTGCCGCTTCCGCCATTACCACCCCGCTTTCCAGCACTGCCGGATGTAAGTCCGCCTCCGCCGCCACCGCCACATTTCCGGGCTGTTCCTGCTGTTCCTGCAGAACCAGGCCCAGTTGCGGCCGCCCGTCCAGCACCGCCCGCTCCACCAACCGCCGGGATACCCCCCAGATCCACAGGAGCATACACATTTCCAACAGGCCCCCGTGCGTAAAGGGTGGGCCTGTAAATGGCAGGGAGTTCATCAACTGAACGATACATCCGTTTATCACGAAGAAGAAAGGCTGCGATTTCATCAGCAGTAGCCGGGATGTCTATTTCATAATAAACTTCTTTTCCCGGCAGTAATTCGTTGGTCAGGCGATGGTCTTGAGTAGGTTGAAAATTTGCACCCCGTGCAGTCATTGAAATAGTTCCGTTCACAGTCAGATCACCATCCACTACCAACACAAGACCGCAACAGCGGTTGGAAGTGGTGAGAGTGGCTCCATTATCAATAGTCAAATTTCTGTACCGTTGTACCACCGTTGGTCCATCCAAAACGGACGGGATTTCCGTATTAGAACTGATCACGGTGTGCTCCGGTATTTCGTTATACGTGGCGAGATTCGTGCGGATCGGTAGCAGTATCTTCGTCCGCTGGTTCAATTTAGGAAAACCACTCATTACAACGCACCTACAATTCTGTTATAGAGATAGATTTTGTCTCCCACGCCCGAACCACCACCATCACTTGGCGCAGGGCTGGCCAGCGTAACCCACGCAGTAGACATATCTTCCTGCACCTGTAGATACTTCCCAAC